GTGCGACATCAATGACCGTTTATTGGGGTGACGGCAATAGTGACGTTATTACGACTTACAATCAATCCGAACTTACTCACGTTTACGCTTCAAGTGGAACGTATCAAATTTCTTTAGACGGTTCGTTTTCAGGAATTAGATTTGCTGGCGGTGGTGATTGTCGGAAATTATCTTCAATTGATAATTGGGGAAATAATCAATGGCAAGAAATGAGTTACTCATTTTATAATTGTAGTAATATGGTTGGAACATATACTGACAATCCTGACACGTCATTGGTGGGGAATATGTATGGCGCGTTCAGAGCGTGTTCAAGTTTTAATAGTGATTTAATTTTTGATTGTTCAAATGTTACAACTATGGGTTTTATGTTTTTTGGTTGTAGTGTTTTTAATAGCGATGTTACTTTTACAAATACATCAAACGTTTTAAGCATGGGTGCAATGTTTAGAACGGCAACGGTTTTTAATAAACCTCTAAACTTTGATACATCAAGCGTGACAGATATGTCAAATATGTTAAGAAGTACAGCGTTTGACCAAGATATAAGCGGATTCAATATATCAAGTTTGACAACAGCTTCAGCAATGTTTCTATATAACACAGCATTTTCAACTACTAATTACGATTTGTTATTGGTTGGTTGGGAAGGGCAAACACATAATAATTCAGTAAATTTTCATGCGGGAACGGCTCAATATAGTTCAGGCGCACCAGCAACGGCAAGAGCTGGATTAATTTCAGATTCATGGACAATAACTGACGGCGGTCAAGTTTAAATATAAAATTATGTTAGAAAATACGATTAATCAAATCACTAAAGACAATCCGAAAAGGTGGTTTCTTGTTTACGATAATGACGAAGGCGAAAGAGGTTTTGTTTTATTCGGTTATGTTGGTGATATTAATGTGAATGAATTGTCAACGGGACAGCCTAATATTTTAGCTTTTTTGACCGAAGATGAACTTGAAATATATCTTGATAACATCGCCGGTGCTGATTATTATAAAGATGCGGTTGAAAGTCAAAGCGAAAAGTTTCAACCGCCTTCGCAAAAATATTAAATGGAATTATCAATCATCTTAGAAATGTTCCAAAAATATGACATCGCGACGGTCATTCTTGGATTGATTTACTTTGTTTATATTAATAAAAAACTTCGCCACGTTGACAACGCTGTCAACAATAGGGCGAAAGGCGGTTTGACTTTAAGTGAAGAAATTTCTGAAATACATCGAAAAACAAATATTCAAGCGACACAAGGCAAGAACATCGAGTATATCAAAAAAGAAATTGAATCGCATATCAAAGCTGACGAACAAGAATTTTTGAAGATTGACAAAGAAATAAAAAACCTGAATAAGAAAGTCAAAGACTTAAGCAAAAAGAAATAGATGGCAAGAAAAGAAGCGATATTCACGGCGAAGGTTGACACGGGTAGTTCTGTAAACGATGTAAAAAAACTTGAGAAAGAAATGGTCGATTTGAACGACCAAATGGAACAGCTATCTAATAACGGTGAACAAAACACAACCGCGTTCAAAGACTTATCAAAGGCATTTGACAAGACACAAAACGACTTGAAGAAGTTTTCGGGCGACATGGAACATCTTGGCGGTGATATCCTGGTCGAAGTGACCGGTTCGATTTCAAAAATGGAAGACCGAATGTATGAACTTGCATTGGCGGGTGATACAACTTCAAAAGAATTTCGCGACCTTCAGACTCAAACCGCAAAGTACAAAAAGATTATAATTGAAACGGATCGTTCAATTGATGCACTTGCTGAACAAGGTCGTGGATTGTCAACGGCTTTATCAATCAGTTCGGGTGCGGTTGCGGGATTTCAAGCGTTCACCGGTGTGACCGCTTTACTTGGTTCAGAAAATGAAGAACTACTTGAAACGATTACAAAACTTCAGGCGGCTCAAGGTGTATTGAATTCAATCGAAACAATCAAACAACAACTTGACGCGAATTCGATTGTGTTGACACGGGCAAAAACAAAGGTTCAGAAACTTTATAATCTTGCAATTGGAAACGGAACGAAAGGGATGAAATTGTTTCGGGGTGCTATGTTGGCGACGGGAATCGGTGCGTTGATTATCGGTGTTGGTTTGTTAATTGCGAACTTCGACAAGTTGAAAGGTATGTTGTTAGGAACGACAAAAGCGCAAGAAACAATGAACGCGGTGACTGACACCGCAGTCGATTCAATTGCAAAAGAACTAAGCGCGTCGGACAAACTTCAAAAACAATTAGCCGATGAAACTTTGACACGTGAACAAAAAGTTCAAGCGGTCAAGGACTTACAAGCAAAGTATCCTAATCTTTTAAGCAACATCGACGCGGAAAAAGACGGCATCGAAAAAACCAACGAAGCATTAATACTTAACACCGAATTATTACTTTTGAAGGCACAACAAAACGCACTTATAAGTTTGGGCGAAGAAGAGTTGAAGATTCAAATGAAAGAACAAATACGTCTTCAAACGGGTCAGAATGTTGGTGTTTGGGATTCGGTTCTTGGATTTAGTGCAAAAGTTGCCGGACTTGGTGAAGTTATAAACGCTGAATCAATTGCGAATCAAGGTTCAAAAGAAACCATCTCAACTTCAAAAGAAACTACTGAAGCTTATGATGAACTGAATAAATCACTTCAAGATAAGATTGACCTTAAAATCAAAGAGGGCGCGGTCGATGGAAAAGCCCAAGCTGATGCAAAAGCGAAAGCCGATGCCGAAGCAAAAGCGAAAGCCGATGCAAATGCGAAAGCGAAAACACGGGCAAAAGAAAGAGAATCGGCAAGACTAAAAGAACAAGAACAAATCAATCAATTCTTATTAGAACAATCCGAACTTGAAGATGAACTTTTCAAAATGCGATTGTCAGCGAATGAACTTGAAGAACAAGCGGTGTCGGATAAATACGATGCTTTAATGTTGAAGGCTCACGGAAACGCGGAACTTGAAAAGCAATTAATCATTCAGCAAGAAGCCGAATTGACAACACTTCGAAAAGGTTTCGCCGATAAGACAGCACTTGACCAGGCGACCGCGATTGAAACGGCGAACGCACTTCGTCATTCTTTGATGCGTGATTCGATAACTGAAGACCTTGTGATATTAGAAGAAAAGTATCAAGCCGAACGCGAAGCACTTCAAACGAATGAATTGATATCATCCGAAGAAAAGATTGTTTTGATGAATGAAATTCTTGAACGTGAAAAAGCTGAAGAAGATGCTATAAAAGTGAAATGGCGCGACAAAGAACTTGCAGACGAAAAGATTCTTCAAGATAAAAAGAAATCATTGAGGGATGCAAATATTCAAAATACTGAAAACGGATTGAATGCTTTATCTTCTTTGAATAATTTAGTAAGTGATTTACAATTGAAGAATGCGAAAGGTAATTCGGTTGAAGAAGAAAAAATTCGAAAGGCATCGTTTCAAAGGAACAAAGCCATGCAATTAGGTATGGCGGTAATTGATTCATATAAAGCGATTACAGCTTCTTTGACTACTTCACCATTAACAATTTTAGGTGTTCCGAATCCTGGTGCTTTGGGTGCGTTAATCGCGACAGCTTCAATGTCAGCACTTAACATTGCGAAAATTGCTTCAACACAATATAGTAGTGGTGGTGGTGGTGCAAGTGGCTCAGTTCCGAATCTATCTTCAGGTGGCGGTGCGGGTGCAAGTGCATCATCGTTCGCAATTAGTGACGACACAAGTTCGGTTCAAACTCAATTGAATGCGGACGGAACACAAGCGGGTGCAAATGGACAAACTCAAGTTGTCGTCGTTGAAACGGATATTACGACAGCGGTGAACAATGTCGCGCAAATCAACGAAGTATCTACGTTCTAAATTTTTTTGATATATTCAACACCTTCTTTTGTCATGAATCCTTGACCGGTTGAAATACAACCGAACATTTCAAGATACAAATTCGCCTTCTTTATATTCGGTAAAATTAGTTTGACATTCTCAATAGGCTTGAATTGAATCGGAACATTTATGTTGAAGTATAATGACTTGATAAAATGGTCGTTTGTTTTCCATTCAATTTGATCCATTGTTTCGATTAACAATTTTGAATTGAAGATGACCGGTTGATGACATTCATAACTTCGAATAGGTCGTTTGTTATTCTCTAAGAAGTGAACCGAATTGTCAACGGCTTGATTCCATGCGATTGACGCTTTACCTTCTTTACGTTCCATCATTTCAATTGAACCGTGAACGATATTGAAATCAAATTTGTCATTGATGAAAAAGTCGTCGTTCATATAAACGAATTCACCAGGATGCGATTGTGCGAACTGAAGCATTTTCGAAGTAACATTTGAACCGCGTGTTTTGTGATTCAATATTGACTTGATATGTTTGAATTCGAAATCGGTTTCGGGTTCGTCACCAAGAACAAACACTTCAGAATTCGGATAGTATTTCAATACGCATCGAATCGAATTGATGATGTTGAAATCATTTTCTTTTCGTTTATAAGGATAGACAAATTTCATATTAAACAAACGTACACAATATTCATGATAAACACAAATTTACCTATTTACGAAATAATGATTGACTTGGACGATCCGAACACTTTTGTCGATTTCAATTCATTAGTTCACGACCCGGCGCATTCTATCAGCTTCGAAACGTTTTCGAATGTTGTTCGATATCATTTCAACGATGACGAACGAACGGTGTCGGGTGTTGCAATTTCAGCGGACACACCAATATATCGCCGTGATGATTCGGGCGAATACTATGTTGTCTTTACAAAGAAGGCAATCAAAGACATCATTCACGACTACGCAAGAAACAACCGATTCAACAATGTGAACATCGAACACAATTCGAAAGACCTTGCTGAAGGTGTGTTCATGATTGGTTCTTATCAAGTTGACGAATCGAAAGGATTCACAGCACCGGAACGATTCAAAGATGTGTCAGATGGTTCATGGATTACAACGTACAAATTCGAAAACGAAGAACTATATCAACGAATCAAGTCGGGCGAAGTTTCCGGATTCAGTATCGAAGGAACTTTTGTCATGGATGCTTCAGAATTTAATTCGGACAAGATAACATTCGAATCAATCATTGACGAACTGATTGAACTGGTTGATAAAAAATAAACACTTAAACACAATATCAGAACAAATAATTTAATATGAGTAAATTCAAAAGTATTATTGAAAAACTTGACTTTTTAAAGTCGAAGTTTACCGATGAAACTGAAGCGACAGCAACAGCGACAGCAACGGATACTGAAGAAGTTGCGACTAAATTTGAAGAAATTCCTTTGATGGACGAATCAATCATCGCGTTCGATGGTGGTTTGGAAGTTGGAACGGCTATCTTCATCGTCACAGAAGACGGTGAACAAGTACCGGCGACAGAAGGAACACTTCAACTTGGTGGTGAACTTGAAGGTGTGTCGATTGTATTGGATGCTGAAGGTATCGTTTTGGAATTAGTTGATGAAAGAACGGAAGGTGAAGAAGCACCAACTGAAGAAGAAGTTGTTGAAGAAGAACAAACAATGTCAAGCGAAGAAGTTGAATCAATTATCGACAATAAGATGTCAGATATTGAAACACCTTTGAACGCTATCGTGAACGGAATCGAATCGATTTTGTCAAGAAACGCAGAACTTCAAAGTGAATTGAATGAATTGAAAGAACAATTTTCTACATTCAAGAACGAACCAACAACAGAAAAAGAAGTATCGAAATTTTCGACAGCTAATGACAAGGACAGACGCGCGAATTATTTCAAAAATATTATAAATAAAAAGTAATGAGTTTAAAAAAATATATCGAAACAACATTCGATTTTGACGTTTCCGGTTTGGGTGCGTATGTTGACGAACAAAGTGAAGAGATTCTTGTGAAACAAGTAACTGCGGGAAGAACACTTGAGAAAATAACAATTCAAGAAGGAATCAAAGGTTCTGAAGAAATCAAATTGATGGACGATTCAGTTATCTATCAAGCGGGTGACTGTACGATGACAGCTTCAGGAGATACGGTTTTTACTGATAGAGCAATCGCAGTTGAAACACTTGGTTTTATGAAGAAGTTTTGTCAAAAAGACTTAGCCGGATTTTGGACACAATTAAATCTTAGAGCGGGTGCAATGGCTGAAGACGAAGAACTTCCTTTCGAAGCGCAAATCGTTGATTATCTTTTGGCTTTACATTCTAACGAATTAGATAAATTAATTTGGAGAGGTAACAAAGCAACGGGAACTGGTAACTTGGCATTCATGGACGGATTCGCAAGTTTCTTAACTGTTGCCGGTGGTTGTGTTGATTTGAATACAAGTGCAACGACAGCGATTACAAATACAAATGCATACGATGTTTTTTATGAAGTATTCGAAAATTCACCTGAAGCGGTTGCCGAAGGAGATGATTTCGCTTGTTTCACAGGTCGTGAAAACTTCAACAAGTTAATCAAGAATTTAGTTGACTTAAACTTCTTTCACTATTCACCGGATCAAATCGCTGAAATGAACGAAGTGACTGTACCAGGAACTGACATGGTTGTAACGAAAGTAGTTGGATTGAACACGGTTAGTTCAATTTATACGGGACGTGCAAGTCACTATATTTTCGGAACAGATTTGACAAGCGATTTAGACCAATTTGCTCTTTGGTATTCTAAAGATGACGATGTAATCTATTTACGTTCTAAGTTCAGAGCGGGAGTACAAGTTCCATTTTTAGACCAAATCGGAGTTTGGGCGACAGCTTAAAATTAAATTAAACCGAACGACATGGAGTCGTTCGGTTATTTATAAACTTAAAAAAATATATTTTTATGCCATGTTTAATGACAAGCGGATATAATGACAGAACTTGTACCAACGGTAAAGGTGGTATTAAATCAGTTCTATTTTTTCCCGTTGATAATCAAAGCGGTGCGACTTTAACAGCAAACGAAATCACAGCGATTACGGTTACTGGTGAAACGTTTCACTACAAATTAAAATCAAATCTATCAAGCTATACTTCACCGATTCAAAGAAGTGAAGAAAACGGAACACTTTGGTACGAACAAGCACTTTCAATTGTGTTGAATTCAGATACTAAAGAATTACGTTCAGCGATTCACTTACTTGCTCAAAATGAACTTTGTGCAATGGTTGAAAAAGCGAACGGAACTTATGTAATGTTAGGCTTTGAAGAAGGAATGAAAGTTTCAGACGGTAACGAATACACTTCAGGTGTTGCGAAATCCGACAGAAACGGACATTTAATTTCTTTGGTTTCACAAGAAAACAACGAAGTTCCTGATGTTGACGCTACAGTCGCATCAACTTTAATCGCTCAAAGTTCTTACGCGGTTTAATATCGTTGATAACTAAGAAGTAAATTTGAAAGGGTGGTGTTGATTCACTACCCTTTTTTTGTTAATTTTAAGATATATGAAAATTAAAAAAGAATTAATCGGATCGAAAGTGTTTTCTTCAATTCTACGTCAATTCATTTTGATTGAAGAAGGAAACGAAAATAAATATTTCAAGATGGGTCTTGACGTATTTGAAAAAGCGAAGAAACCTAAACTACAAAAGAATGCTAAGAATACTAAAAAACTCGACAACGTCGATAGTGGTGACGGTGACAGAATTGACAACGTTGACGAATCCTGAATACTTGTTTGAATTCATTGAAGAACAAACTGATGACAAAGTATATTCTATTTTGGCAGATGTTTCAACCGAAACAACTCGGTTCAATGACTTTTCAATCACAGATGGTGTTGACTTAACTTTTCCGATTGACGGATTCTATACTTACAACATATATGAACAAGTGAACGGTTCGGGTAATCTTAACCCAACCGGTTTGACACTTGTCGAAACTGGTCGCGCTCACGTTTACGTGATTGATACGGCAAGGACAGAATATACAACAACGGAAACAAATTCAGTATATGAATAATAAAATAATGGCGACGGGATTTTCGAATTCAAAGAAACTGCCCGAAGCAAAAGAATCGTTTGACAAGAAACTTGGTTTTCAAAAATGGGGAATCGACAATCAATATCCTTTCTACCTGGTTGATTTATATAATGGTTCAGCTTGGCATCAAGGAATTATCAAAACGAAATCGTATTACATCGCCGGTGGTGGTCTTGAAACGGTGTCGGGACAACTTGACGAATTCTTGCAGAATCAATATTCAGATTATACCATTTCTGAAATGATGAAAAAAGTCGCGTTCGATTTTGAATTGTTCGACGGTTTTTGTGTTGTTGGTTCTTGGAATCGTGACGGTTCAAATGTTGTTCGTTGGGAACATTTCGACATTGATAGAGTTCGAACTAATATAGATCAGTCAGTTTATTTCTTTTCAGATGATTGGTCAGCAAGGAAACAAACTAAAGAAGGTACAAATTATCGACAGATTCTTCCATTAGACATGGAAAAGAAAGAAGGTAAATTTGTAATATATTATAAGTCACCCGCGAAACAAACTAAGGGCGATATGGGTACGTATCCGAAGCCGTCTTATATTGGTGGGATTACTGACATCAACGCGGATTTATTAATTTCAAAGTATCATTATTACGAAATTTCAAACGGTTTCAAAGTAGGTACGTTAATCAATTTCGCTTCAGGTCAACCGGAAACCGACGAAGAAGCCGAAGCAATTCGCGACGAAGTCAAAGGAACATCGACAAACATTGAAGATGTCAACGAAGTGATAATCACATTTTCGGACGGTAACGAAAACGCGCCGTCGGTATTATCTTTGAACGGTAACGATTTGGCTGACCGATACAACTTAACAGAAAAATCAATTCAACAAAATATATTAGTTGCACATTCAGCAACGAATCCGATGTTGTTCGGAATAAAGACTGAAGGTCAACTCGGCGGTGCTACTGAATTACTTGAATCATTCGAAATATTCAAATCAATTTATGTGAACGGACGACAAGAATCTTTGTTGTGGGTACTTGACAAGATGATTGAATTGTCGGGTGAAGTTGGTGAAGTTGCATTCATTGAAGCGACACCGATGTCAGTAAAAAAAGAAGATTCACCGGTTCAAATGATAAACGAATTTAGGTCAGATGAAAAAGATTTGAAGGTGTTCAAAAAGTTCGGACAATCAAAGGACGAATTCAAAGTTGTGAAATCGATATCGGTATCAAATGATTTTGGATC